ACGCGTCGCGACGAGGCTCTGCAGTTCGCGAGATCGAGCGACTTCCGCGCGTTCGTCTGGGAGCAGGTCGCCGAAGGCGCCGGCTGGCTGCTCGTGAGATGGAAGGGGCTCGATTTGGACTACGGCGCCGTCGTCCACCGGATGCGTCTGCCCGACGAGTCGGAGGCCGGGATCGAGCACGACCGCGCGCGCCGGCCGTGGACGCTCCTTCGGATCGCGGACTGGAAGTCCGAGCGGAAAATGCCGAGGTGGCTGAAGGAGCTGCGCGGGGAATGATGACGCACGTCTACGCATGGAAGAACAACTCGAAGCGCGTCGAGCTCTGGCGCCGGCGGTGCCGGGTCGTCGCGCGTGGTCGTATGAACAGCATCCTGATCGAGTTCGAGGACGGGCAGCGCGAGATCACCTCGCGGTACGCGGTCCGACGGATCAAGGGGGAATGATGGGCGAGGCGTCGAGTACTGCTAGGTTCTCGTGCCCGCGGCGCGGCGAGGTCGGTCCGTGGCGGATCGAGGCGGTCGACTACTGGCGGAAGAACCAGTGGGGCACGCCGCTGTCGCGCTGGTGGGAGCGGCAGAAGAACTCCGACCGGCCGCTCGGGAAACTGATCGAGCGGCTCGGGATCCGGAAGTACAAGCGGCTCGGCGGAACGCTCTGGGCGTGGCCGTGGCAGCCGCGGACGTGTTCGTTCTGCGGGTCGGTCCATCCGCGCGACGCGCAACGGCTGTTCGACGAGGGCTGGCGGCTCGATCGCACGAGCAAGCGGTACAAGGTGTACCTCGAACCGCCCGTGGGCGACCGGCCGTACCCGTTCCCGGGCGAGGGCCGGCCGGCGTTCCTGCCGCTGTTCTCGCCGGTCCCGCCGGTCAAGCTCTACACGATGCACATCGAACCCGGTCAGTACGTCGGAGCGAAGCCGAAGGACTGAAGGGGGTCGAGTGGCGAAGAAGGCGCGGCCGAAGAAGCCGGCGGCGCCGGCGAGGTCGAAGCCGGCGCCGGCCGCGGCGCGCGCGAAGGCTCCGCCGGCCGCGGCGCCGGCTCCGACGTCGACCTCGATCGTCACGCTCGACGAGCTCGCGAAGTTCCTGAACGTCAGCGAGCGCCGGGTGCAGCAGCTCGCGAAAGACGGAATGCCGAGGGCGGCGAGCGGTCAGCGCGGGCAGTACAACCTCCTCGTCTGCGCGTCCTGGTACATCAGGTTCCTGCAGCGCGCGGTCGAGCGCCGGCGGAACCCGGACGGACCTCCAGGGATCGACGCCGAGCGCGCCAGGCTCGCCGGCGTGAACGCGGATATTCGGGAGCTGGAGCTCGCGCAGCTCCGCGGCGAGCTGGTCGAGGTCGAGGCGATCGGCAAGCTCTGGGACAAGGCGATCGAGCGGCTCCGCGCGCGGATGCTCGCCAGCGTGGGTGACCTGGCGGTGCAATGCGTCGGGCTGGAGACGAAGGCGGAGGCGCACTCGATCCTCCTCGGCATCGTGCGGGACGCGCTGACGGGGGCCGCGGCAACCGCGGCGGACGTGAACGAGGGGGACGCCGGGGTCGAGGACGACCCGCAGGCGGGGGAGGCGAGCGGTGTCGCAGAGGCTTGAAGGGCTCGTGAAGGCGGTCGAGCGGCTGCGCGCGGCGATCGCGCTCGTCGCACCTCCGCCGCTGCTGAAGATCAGCGAGTGGGCGAACCGTTTCCGTCGGCTCTCGAAGCGGTCGAGCTCGGCGCCGGGCCGGTTCAAGTGGGAGCGAGCGCCGTACCAGCGCGAGATGATGGACGCGGTCTGCGACCCGAACGTCGGCGAGGTCGTCTACATGACGTCGTCGCAGATCGGGAAGACCGAGATCCTGAACAACGTCGTCGGCTACTACATCGACCAGGACCCGTCGCCGATCCTCGTCGTGCTGCCGACCGTGGAGATGGCGGAGTCCTGGTCGAAGGACCGTCTAACGCCGATGATCGAGGACTCGCCGGCGCTCGTCGGCAAGGTGTCCGTCGCGCGCTCGCGTGACAGCGACAACACGATCCTCCACAAGGGATTCCCGGGCGGTCACCTGACCGCGGTCGGCGCGAACGCGCCGGGCGGGCTCGCGATGCGGCCGGTGCGGATCGTGCTCGGTGACGAGATCGACCGCTTCCCGCCGAGCGCCGGCACTGAGGGCGATCCGGTGAGCCTCGCCTCGAAGCGGACGATGACGTACTGGAACCGGAAGCACCTCTGGACGTCGACGCCGACGGTCAAGGGGCTGTCGCGGATCTCCGACCTGTTCACGATCTCGGACCAGCGTCGGTTCCATCTCGCGTGCCCGCATTGCGGACACCGGCAGCCGCTCCGCTGGTCGCCGGTCGACGGCCGCGGCGGGCTGTCGTGGGAGGGCAGCGCCGACGAAGCGAAGCCGGAGACGGCGGTGTACGTGTGCGAGTCGGAGGCGTGCGGGAAGAAGATCGAGGAGAAGCACAAGACCGCGATGCTGCGCGGCGGGGTCTGGGTCGCCGACCGTCCCGGGCGCAAGATCCGGGGCTACCACCTGAACGCGCTGTACTCGCCGTGGGTGTCGTGGGCAGAGCTCGTCGAGGAGTGGTACCGCGCGCAGAAGTCGCCGGAGTCGCGCCGCGTGTTCGTCAACACGATCCTCGGCGAAGTCTGGGACGAACCGTCCGAGACGCTCGAAGCGAGCGCGCTCGCGACGCGGCTCGAAGCGTGGGAGGGGCAGGTCCCGAACGGCGTCGGCGTGCTGACCGCATCGGTCGACGTCCAGGGCGACCGGCTCGAAGCGAAGGTGAAGGGCTGGGGCGCCGACGAGGAATCATGGCTGATCGCGTACTCGGTGATCGAGGGCGACCCGGAGAACGCCGCGGTCTGGTTCAAGCTCGACGCGCTGCTCGGCGCCGAGTTCCTGCACCAGAGCGGCCGGAAGATGAAGATCGAGAGGACGTTCGTCGACTCGGGCGGGCACCATACGGAACAGGTATACCGATACTGCGGCGCGCGCGCGAACCGCGGCGTCTTCGCGTGCAAGGGCGGGACGATCAGCGGCAAGCCGCTGGTCGGCCGGCCGTCGACGTCGAACCAGTATCACGTCCCGCTGTTCGTGCTCTGCGTCGACACCGGGAAGGAGATCGTCATGTCGCGGCTGCGGCTCCAGCTCCCGAAGCCGCCGAGGCCGGTCGCCGGGTTCATCCACCTGCCGGAGTGGGTCGACGAGGAGTACCTCGCGCAGCTCACCGCGGAGCGGTCGCTCGTGAAGTTCGTCAAGGGCCGCGGGCGCGTGCGCGTCTGGGAGAAGCTGCGCGACAGGAACGAGGCGCTCGACCTAGAGGTCTACGCGCTCGCGGCGCTGAAGGTCCTCGGCGAGCCGTTCATCAAGGGGCTCGCGGATCGCGCGGCCGAGCTCGCGAAGCCGCCGGACGCGCCGGCGCCGGCGACCGATCGTCAGACGATGCTCCGACAGCCGCGCCGGCCGGGCGGGTGGATGAGCTTCTAAGCCGTTGCGGCGCAACGCACCGCGCCGACGGTCCAAAATAACTTGCACGAGCAAGTCGGCATGGCCGATACTACGGGCGCCGGCGGGAAAGGTCCCGCGGCAAACCAGGAGTCCATGATGACGGAACGCACGATGCTGACGCAGAAAGAGGTCCGCGAGCAGCGAGCCGCCGGGAATCACTACGCGTCGCACGATTACGGGATGCTCTGTATGTGCTGCGCGGCGGCGTCAGAGCTGGTCGGTCCGGTCGAGTTCTCGCCGTCGGGGTACTGCTACAACTGCGGGACCGAGGACGACCTCGAATCGCAGCGCGAGGACGAGCAGCGCGATGACGTCGACTCGAAGCCGCGCCGCACCCCGCGGTGCTCCGACTGTGGTCACGTTGGGCACCAGGCCGGCGCGATGGAGTGTCCGGCGCCGCAGGACGCGCCGCACGACCACGCCGACAACCCGATGCCGTGGTGGAGCGAGCGATGATCGGAGAGCGGCAGCGCCAGGAGATCATGAGCTGGACGGACAACCTGCTCGCGGACGTGAAGCGGCTCCGCGCGGCTGTCGACGGGCCGGGCACCGAGACGTTGTTCGAGGCGTTCAACGACGTTGAGCACGACTTCGAGAAACTGTCGATCGCGATCGACTCCGTTCCGGGTGAGCGATGAGCTTCGGCGCCACGAACCAGGACGGGACCTGCCTTTGGTGCGGTCGCAAGCTGGGCTGGGTCTGCGACACGACGTACGAGACGGTCGCGCGCGAGAAGTTCAAGTGCTGGTCGTGCGACCGCGAGACGCCGGCGAGCGAGTACTCCGAGGAGGACCGCGCGAGCGGTCGGCTGCTGTACTGCGGGTCGCCGTGTTACGGGATGATGGAGACGACGCGGCGCCGCATCGTGTCCCGCCGGCGGCGCTACGCGAAGCCGGGTCCGAACGGCGACGGGCTGTTCTGCTCGGGAGGCTGCGCGCAGGCGTTCGGGCGCCAGGCGGCGAGCAACGGGTACCGCTTCAAGCCGGTCGAGGTGAAGCCGTGAGCCGGCGCGCGCCGAAGATCACGAAGGGGCAGGACCGGCTCACCGGGCACCTGATCGCGCTCGGCCGCGAGCTGCAGTTCCGCGAGGGCAAGATCAGCGCGTGGGTCGGTCTGAACGGTCCCGAGCTGCTGCAGGTTCTCCGGGCGCTTCGCGCGCTCGACGACGAGATCGACAGGGTCCTCGCGCAGCGCGCGGGAAGGAGGATCGCATGAAGGGCTTCTGGTCGACCACGTACCGCGCGGTGCAGTTCAAGGCCGAGGACGGGCACGATGGCATCGTGACGCACGCCAACGTCCAGGCCGAGTCGGCTCGCGTGGTCCTGAAGGAGAGGACCTCGGGTCGGCTCGTGCATCTCGTGATCGAGCACGACGAGATCGAGCAGCTCCGCGAGCTCCTCGACGCGATCGAGAACACGCAAGCGGGCCTGATCGCGTCGCAGCCGGTCGAGGCGCGGTCGTGACCGCGGGCGCGGGGAAGCGCCGCGGCGGTCGGCCGCGGGGCTCGAAGAACCGCACGCCGGAGGGTGTCGGGATCATGCCGTGGGAGCGGGGCTGCCTCTGGCGCCGCGAGGACGGCCGGATCCTGTACATGCCGTGGACGGTCGACGAGCTGTGGGCGCGGCTCTGCCGGGACGTCGTCATGGTCGAGCCGCAGGGGTCGGCGTAGTGGGCCGCGCAGCGCACGCGAACGCCGCGGCGCGCGCCGCGGGCGTGCGGCCGGCGACCGCGGAGGAGCTCGCGGAGGCGGCGGTGCGGACGGCCGTCGCCAGGTACCGCGCGTTCGGCGCGGGGAAGTGGGACAGGGGGCTGACGCCGGCCGAGGGTCGGACGGCGGTCGTGTTACATCAGGAGCTCGGCGCGGCGATGCTGCGCTGGAGCATGACCAGGAGGGCAGCGTGAGCTTGAGCACGAAGAACGACAACGCCGAGAAGGCGCGCGAGCTGATCGAGGCGTCGGAGCAGGCTGACACCGACGCGGGCGCCGAGATCACCGCAACGCAGGCGATCGCGTACGGGCTGCTCGCGGTCGTCGAGAAGCTGTCGGAGATCGAAGATCGGCTGAAGTCGATCGAGGCGAACACCGAGCCGACCATCGTTACGATCGACGGTCCCGGGAGCTCGTCGTGAGCCGCGAGAGCTGGAAGCTGGTCGGAGGCGCGGTGCTGTTCGCGCTGGTCATGGCGCTGTCGTTCGCGGCGATCGGTGTCGCGGCGCTGGGGCAGCCGTGAGCGACCTAACGCAGCGCGTCCCGGCGCTCGCCGCGATGACCTACCAGTCCCGGACGCTGGCGCACGCGCAGCGCGAGCAGATCATCTCGCGCGGCGGCTTCGCCTCGGCCGTCCTGGACGTCGGCGACGGTCGGTGGGTGTTCGACTGGTGGCCGACCGCGCAGGCCGCGGCGCTGTACGCCGAGGCGCTCGACGAGGATCTCGACCGCGCCGGGCTGCTCCGCGGCGCGGCCGATTGGGAAGCCGAGCAGGAAGGAGCGAAGGGGATATGACCAGGCTGCAGAAGAAGGTCCGGCGCGTGGTGGCGATGCCGCGGCAGCGCCGCGAGCTCGTCGTGACGCTGGAGCTGCGCGAGGGCGAGGCGTTCGTCGCCGTCCGCGAGCTCGGCCGGCGCTCCGGGTTCGAGGTGACCGTCGGGTCGCTCTACACGCTCCTCGCGATGCGCGAGGCCGAGAACAAGCGGATCGCGCGCCAGGGCCGGCGGCGGAGGCTCGCATGAACGACGCCGAGCGGATCGTCCTGGAGACGCGCTGCGGCTGCCGGCGCGGGCTGGAGGTGCGGCGGAACAGCGTCGAGATCCTGATCCCGATTCTCGCGGATCCCGCGGACGTGCGCGCGTGGGCCGCGGACCCGGGCCGGCTGTCGGTCGACACGTCCTGCGTCAAGCCGCTCGCGCGCCGGTTCGTGTACCACGGCAAGCGGGCCGACGAGTACCGCATGTTCGAGGAGCAGGGAGCGATCGAGCTCGCGGAGCCGCCGAAGGATCCCTGGACGTTCACGATGATCGGTCCGGGCGAGTGGTCCGACGCGGTCGCGCGGTTCCGCGGCTGGGTCGGTGGCGACATTGACCAGGCCGACGCGAAGTTCATGCAGGCGCACGCGTCCGCGCGCGAGCTCGTCGGGCTCGACGTCGGAGCGCAACAGGTCGTGCACTTCAGGGGATACGGCGAACCGCTCGTGGGCGTGGTCTACGTCGCTCCCGGCTGGGCGCACGCTGCCGAGGCGGTGCACATCTTTTCCGTGGCTCGCCTCTTGCGCGAGTCGGAGGGGGACGACATGACGCAGGAACAGGAGGACGCGCTGCGGGCCGCGACGACGGCCGGCGACGCAGATACGGTGCACGCCGCGGGCGTGCTCGCGTGGCGGAACGTCTGGGGGCAGCTCGACGCCGCGCGCGCGGCGCTCGGCTCGCTCCTGCAGGCGTGCCTTGCGGCCGATGGCGCCGGCGAGCTGCCGGCCGAGTTCGACGGCTCGATGATGGACGCGGCGCTTCACGCGCTGCCGAGCTGCCGGGACTGCGACGGCATGGGGACGCGGGACAAGCTGCCGCACGAAGACGAGACGCTCGCGCCCGACAACGTCTGCCAGGCGTGCAACGGCTGGGGGTTCCCGGCGCCGAAGATCGCGGCGACTCCGGAGCTCGTGCCGTCGCTGCGGTCCTGCCTGCTCGCGCTGCCGGCCGGGTATCACCTCCTGCGGCGCAAGTTTCAGGACGCGGACGCATGGGACGTGCTGATCGGCGTCGACCTGCCGGCGGACGACCTCGGGAGCTGCGACCCGAAGTTCGAGGTCCTCTCGCTCGGGATCGCCGAGTCGCTGAAGCTGGCGGCGCAGGAGTGCCGGCGGTGAGCGCGCTCCTGCTCGCAGCTCTGCGGCGGCTCCAGGCCGAGCGGTGCATCGTCCCGGGCTGCTCGAACGAAGTCGTGCGCGTCCTGGTGCACAAGGCGAACGGCTCGGTGCGGTTCGGCGTCTGCCAGTTCCACGGCGACACGATCATCCGCTACGGCACCGAGGAGCAGGTCCGCGACTACGTGTTCCCGGAGGTGAAGGCATGAGCGGCGACCGGAAGTGGCTCGTCCCAGACGACGAGCTGGAGGCGCTGCTCGACGCGGCGTCTGCGACCGACGAGAGCTGGGGCGCCATGCACCGGCTCGTGCATGACCTGAAGGCCGCACGCGAGGAGCTGACCGAGCTCCGGGCGCGCGCGACG